GCCCATTGGCCCCGAAGGTCGAGCCGTTCAACGTCCAGGTCGTGAACTCCGCCGTCTCGCGCTCGAAGCCGCCCCAGATGTAGCGCTCATTGACGAAGTCGAGATCGATCAGGGCCTTATGCAGCGGCCAGGCGGCATAGACGCCCGGCGCTTCGTCACGGCAGATGAGCCTTGCGCGATCGTCCGCCAAGGGCTCTATTTCGAACACGATGACGCGCCGCGTCTCGGCGCTCAGCGGTCCGAAGCCAACGAGGCAGTCCACCTCCAGATTGCCGTTGGCATCGAAGGCCGTGACGAAGGTCGCGGTTTTCGACGCGGTGGTTTCGGTCACGCCGCGCGTGACCATCGTGCCGTTGCGCAGCCGGAGCGTGGCTCCGACGTCGCCGCCGATGGCCGCGAAATCGATTTCCGCTTCGCAGGTGATCGAAGTGATATCCCCGCCGCCGTCCACCGTGAAGCTCTTGACATATGAAAAAAACATCGGCGCGGCGACGACGTCGTGCGTCAGCCCGCAGAGCCCGCCCTGCGGCGTGCGCAGATGCTCTATGCCGGTCTCGAATACATAGGAGATGTCCCGCATGACGATCTGGTTGAGGTCGCGGGTCGCGCGCTGGATCGCCGCCAACTCTGAGGCAAACCCCGGATAGCGGATGCCTTCGAACAATGTAGCGTTGCCGGCGTCGTAGCCGTCGCGATAGACGATGATCTCCTTGAGCTTATAGTCGTCGTCGCGGTCGATGAACTCGACCTTGAGGCCGTGCGGCACATCGGCAAAGCCGCGCTCGACGCGGAAGTTTTTGGTGTTGAGCGGGGTGTAGAGCTGGGTGATCGGGTCCGCCGATCGGTCGCGGTCCATGACCACGCCCCATTTCTCGAATGCGGCGATCGCGGCATAGCCGGTGGACGCGATGATCTGCGCGACCGAGCCCACCGATTGCCCGGCCTCGACGATGAAATCGCAGAAGTAATCCTTGCCCGCGCAGTCGTTGTAGAAGTCCTCCAGATTGTCGTGATCGACCGTCGTGGTCGGCTTGGCATCGGCGTTGAGCGTGCCGAGCCACACGTCGCGGAGCAGCGCCGCCGGGTTGCGCGTCGGGGAATAGTCGGTGTCCCATGCGCCCGCGTCGATGATCGGCGCATAGGACGTGAAGGCCGCCGAGATCGAGTTAATCTGCTGATTGATGGCTGAAAGCTCGATGAGCGTCAGGTTCGGTTGAAGGATCGGATAGTCGTCGCGCACCGTCTGGAATGCCTCCAGCATCGTGGTGGCGCTGAACTGCTCTTGAGTGATACGGACCTTCTGTGTTCCGCCGTCGTCGTAGTAGCTAAAGAAATTGGCCTTGTCCGTCGATGTCTGGTATTCGTAGAGGGTCTTCGAAAAGTCCGCGTGCTGATAGGCCAGTCCGCGCCGGATGCTGATTTCATAGATACCGCGCGGAAATGTGCCCTGGTCGAGATAGACGGTCCAGCCGAGCTTGCCATTCGTCACATGAGCCGGTTTGATGCTGCCACCGCCAGGGTCGAAATAGCTCTCGGCCGCCCATTCCCACGCCTGACCGGGCGCGGCCTTCCAAAACGCCACGTAGGCATTGATATCATCGTTGTCCGCGTAGCTTCCCGCGCCCGTTTCCCAGAGTAGCGAAATGTGCTGGCGCTTCTCCCGGATTTGACCGCTTTGATTGTAGAAATGCAGCTCCGGGAGCTTAAGCCAAGTCGACGAGCCGCGCTCGCGGATGCGGATACGAATTGGAACACCCGCATGATCGAGCCCCACGCCGGACGTTTCGGTGATACCCTGCGGCCAGTGCAGCCGGAATATCGCGTGATCGGCGATACCGCGCGTCACGAAGTTGTGCCACTGCGGCACTGAATTCTGTGGCGTCGATTGGTCCTCAAGATGGCTGAGAGTCGACGAGCCCCGCTTCAGGTCGAACTCATCCATCTTGGACGCGGGCCGCTCTTCGATGACGGTCTTTGTCACCAATTCGAGCGGGTCGTCGTCATCCCAGCCTTCGCGGGTATTGTATTCGATACCCTCCAGATCCTCGATCTTGGCCCCGTTGACATAGATATTTTCGATCAGGTGGAAGCCCGCGAGACCGACGACCGCGAAGGTCTTGGTATCGCCACCCTTGACCAGCGCGGTGTAGGGCGGAACGATCAGCGGCGGGCTCACCCGCATCTTGCCGCGCACCGTAGGCAACTGTTCAAGCACCGCCGGGGCATTGGCCGAAACGCCCGCCAATTGCTTCGGCTGCGGCGTCCTGCGGCTGTTGGGCGTGATCGGCGGGGGTGCCAATGCCGCCAGCGCCAGCGAACCCGCGAAGCCAAAAGCCGCCGCTGCAATGGCCGCCGAAGTCGTGCCCGCACCGAACAGCCCGCCGGTGGTTCCAAGCGCCACGGCAAGGCCACCTGCTCCTATCCAGGCCGTGCCGATCGATATGGCAATGGCGCCAGCGATCATCAGCACTTGCTTGAAATCGCCGCCCTCGGGAAGCGGATCGATGGTGACCAGCACCGGAGCGCCGGAACGCGACACGGCGAAGATGCGGGCGCGATGCCAGTATTGGCGGTCTATTTCATGGCCATTGACCCGGACCAAAAGCGAGCCCCGGAACTCCGGATCGACGAGCGCTTGCGCCACGATGTCCGCGACGGTCAAGCCGTCACCATCGAACGTCATGGGCACAGCGACGCCGCAGAACGGGCGCGGCCTGACCGATACCGCCAGCGCCGTCACACAAGCCTCCAAAAGCTCAGCACCCGGTTGCGCACCGCTATGTCGCCGAGCGCCGAGATCACGGCTCCGGCCGCTCCTTTCTCGACATGGATCATGCGTTTCGCGTCGATCATCGTTCCGACATGGCAGGGCTGGCCACGCATCAGCACACAATCGAACGCTTGTGGCTTATCGACCTGCCGCCACCGCCCGCTGCCCTGAGCGTCGGCAACCGTGGAGAATGCAGGAACCTCCCGCCCGCGCTGCTCCGTCATGATGAGCCGGTGCAGGCCCCAGCAATCGCAGGCCGCGGCAGTTCGGCCGCGCCGCGCAAACGGCGTGCCTATGTAGAGATCGGCCCACATCATGCGAACCAGGGCGGGAAGCCGCCGGGCGTCACCCGGACAGATGGATAGGGCTCTTCGTCGTCGGCGCCGCGCACCAACTCGCCTTCCGCCACTTGCGCGGTCCAGGCGACATTGCGCAGCACGAAGCCGGGGAAGTCGAGCTCGACCGTATTGAGCGAGGATGCGAGCACGGCTTGGAAGTCCACCGTCGCCGGGCCTTCCATATCCATGAGCTTGAAGCCGATTTCACGTGAAACGTTGGGCATCGCAATCCGCGCCTTGCCCTTCACCGGAAGCGTGAGCGCGAAGTCGCTCTTGGAATAGTCCTCTCCATTCGAGGTCACATCTTCGTTGTTGCGCACAAGCCTGACCGGCAACAGCAGGTCCGGGTGATCGATGACGAGTAGCCATAGCCAGACTTCTTTCGAAGTCCGTGCCATGATGAGTTGCAGCGCGGCGGCGGAAAGGGGCATGGCTTATGCGGGATGACGGTAAAGCTGAAGGCTCAGGATGGTGCGCTTGCCGCGCGCCGGGGTTTTCCGTGGCCGCGTGCCGGGCACGATCTGGAACGTTCGGTTTTCCTCAAGCACCGGGTCTTCCCAGGTGTAGGGCAGGACGCCGCCGGCAAGGCCGGTCGCATCATCGTGAAACCAGTCGTCGAAAGCCTCAAGCTGCGTTTGCGTCATGCGGAACGAATAGGTCGCGAACTGACCCTGGCCGGTATAGCGCCGCCGCGCCTGGCCAATGCCCACGTCGGCGGATGAGCCGATGACATTCGTTTCATCCTCGACGGACGAGCCGTTGATGATCGGCTTTTCCGGCAGCGTTGCGGGCCACGTCGGCATCAGCGCATTCTCAATTCTTTTGGTGTGGCGTAGCCGGTGCCCAGGATGCCCGGCAGTGTCTCGGAATTCCGGCGGTCGATTGCCGCCTTGAAGATCACGTCAAGACCGGGCGAGCCGTCGTCTCGCTTCGTCTGCCGCGTCTCGACCTGGGCTTCGCCGCCCATGTAGTTGATGACTTGCACGCTCATGGCCGGAGCACCGCCACCGCCGTCGCGCGCGAGGATGACGCCGAGATCCCCGTTCCGGGTCCGGCGCAGCGGCATGACCGCCTCGGGTCCCGCCTCCGCCATGAGGCCCCAGCCCTTGGCCATGGGAAAGACGCGCGGGCTGTCGAAAACATCGCCCTTGGCGTAGTAGCCGTGCGGCCGGGTCATGGGGCCAAGGCCCCCAAGGCCCGCAAAGCCGGTCAGGAAGCTGAAAAAGCTCCCGCCGCCACCTGAGCCGCCAAGCCCGCCCAAGCCGCTCAGCGTCTTCTCAAGGCCGCCGGCGAACTTGACGGAGAACTGCTGGCCGATTTTGCCTGTAGCTTCCGCAGTCGCTTCGAGGTTAGTGGCGACGTCGCCGGTCGCGGATGCGATTGTCTCGCCATGCTCGGCGATAGCCTGCTTCGCGGCGGCGATGCGCTTGTTGATCGAGGCGTCGAGATCTTTCGGGGCTTCGAAGTCGCGGCCGAAAAGCCGCGTCGCCTCTTCCACACTGCCGGCGCCGAGCACGCTTCGATAGCGCGAGTTGCCCTGCATTTCGCTCCAGGCGAATTCAAGCTGCTGCTGCACAGACGGGGAGTTTGTGCCTGCGAAGTTGAAGAGGCCGGTCTTTCGCGGGCCGTAGTGCTGAAACAGCCCATAGGCCATGCCGGCGTCGTTGTAGCCTGGCGGGTTGGCGCTGTAGCCGCTCTCGCCTGCAATGTTGCCCATGATGCCCGCGATCTGGTGCGCGGGCAGGCCCTTGCCAGCGAAGAAGCTCCAGATTTGACTTTGCACCGAACCGCTGGCCGACGCGCCCGCCGTGCTGAATGCCGATGACTTCGTGAGCGCGCCGACGATGGCGGGGACAAATCCGGAGCTCAGCCCGGCGCCAGGCGCCGGCATAGTCCCCCCAAGCGCTGGCACCGCGCCAAGGCCCATTCCCATGAAAATCGCCTGCTTGAGGAAATGCACCGCCAGCTTGGCCGCGATATCCCGCGCCGTCATCTCAAGGCTTTCGAGGTCAAGCTTGCCGGTCTTGACGAACTCGGTGAGCGCGTCTTCGGCGCTTTCCCAGATGCTGACGAAGCCCTCTTCGATGATTGCGGCATCGTCGAGCGCTTCCTTGCGCAGTCCGCTCAGCGCGCGTTCGACACCGGCCATGGCATCAGTTCTGGCATCGAATGCCGCCTTGCGAGCTTCGTCGGCCGCCTTGCGAGCCTCTTCCGCCGCCTTCCTCTGTTCCTCCGCCTGCTTGCGCAGCGGCTCGCGGGCGGCTTCGACGGCACGGTTATAGGTGTCCTGATCGATCGCGCCGGCGGCCAAGAGCCCGTTGAGCCGTTCGACCTCGATGGCATATTTCTCGACTTCGGTGCGAGTGGCCGCGAAGACGGCGGCGCCTTCTTTCATCACATTGGCGTAAGCCTGCGCTTCCAGCTTTGCCGCCTCCGCGGCAGCCTTATCCGCCTCCGGATCAACGATGCCGGCACCGCGCTTTCGGCCAAGCAGACGGTCCATCTTCGCAAGATCATCGGCGACGATCTGGCGACGCTCGATCTCGGCTTCCAACTCGGCAAGCTCGGCTTCCGCCTGAGCGGTGCCTATAATCATGCCGGTGGGGTCTCGCCTGCGGGCATCCGCGATGTTATTTCGCAGTTCCTCAGCTCTGGACATAATCGTGCCGAGCCTGCGGTTATCCAGGTCGCGGAAGCTGTCGACTAACTCGCCAGCCCATTTCGCGGCCTCGGCGAGCAGTTGGACGAATTTAACGATCTCCGGACCTAGATCGACCAGAGCGCTGTTGAGCTGTGCATTGATGACCATGGACAGGGCTTCGAGCTCGTCCTTGGCGGCGGCCCCTTTCTTGACCAGTTCCTCGTCGATCACCGCGCCCATGTCGCGGGCCTTCTGCATCGCAGCCTCAAGCGCATCGGAGCCGTTCTGTAGAACAGTGACAAATTCCGCGCCGCCTCGGCCGAAGATGTCTTGGGCCAGGGAGAGGCGCGTCGTCTGGTCCGTCACCTTGGCGAAGCCATCGGCTAGTTCGGGCAGCGCTTCTTCAACCGTCTTCAGCCGGCCGCTGGCATCGACAACGGAGAATCCGAGCTCCTTGAACGCTTCCGCCGCCGCCTTGTTGTCGCCGCGCGCTACGTCGCCGAGAGTGACGCCGAGCTTCTGTAGAGCGCCGTCGACCGCTTCGACTTCGACGCCAAGCTGCGTTGCGGCGAAGCGCAGCGCTTGCAGACTTTCGACACCGATACCCAGACGATCAGCGGCGTCCTGGAGCGCATCCAGCTCGGTGACCGCCTGTTTGGTCGCATCGAAAAGCTGCTTTGCCGCAATCGTTGCCGCGCCAAGTGCGGCCGCGGCCGCAAGTCCAGTGGGGCCGAATGCCGCCAAAACACGCCCGCCCGCGCCGGCGGCGGCGGCCCAATTCGAGACGCCCGATTTCAGCTCGCTGACGCTCTGATTGACCAAGCGCAGCGAGCGCGATACCGCCGGCGCGCCGCCCTCGATGCGCTTCAGCGCGCGCTGGCCTTCCTCGCCAAGTGACAGCAAAGCCCGCTTGACGAC